TGCGAAACAGGTTTCTTGTGGCACCGTAGTGAGATGAAAGACTGGTTTGACGGAATTTACAAACCGAAAGGGGACGACGAACGTTGCTCAGTATCCACCCTGGGCATTGTTGCGGTCGTCGGGGATGAGGGGCTGAAAGTTGCAAACAAGACCGTAGTCTTTCTCGACGATCTTGGAAAGGCTGCTATCAGCGTGCAGTACCAGCATTGGCGAGGTAGCGAAGTGTTCACAAACGAACTCGTGCTCGGCATCGCTCAACCGGTACCGTTTGAGTGCCTCCGCGTCTGTGACGTCGTAGGTCTTGGTGGTTTTGGTGTCACCGATCTTGAAGGAGAGAGTGTCAGCGACTTGTTTTTCGATGAGGGTGCGTTGGGTGACTGTACATGGCGCGCCCGCGACGACGGCTTTCATCTTTTCGACGAAGGGGATGCGGGTGTGAGGGTATGCGCTGCTAAGCAATGCACTCTGGAATGCTTTGGCCCTTTGGCCGATGTCACCGCTTCCAGGTAGGTCGCCACGGCAACGACCGACGAGTCGCATCAGGACCCCGATGTTTAGAAGTGGAACGATGGACCCGTCAGGTTTCTCGACTGGAGAATGTTTGAGGAATTGCAGTTGATCGAGTTCCGGGCACTCCTCAATAGTGACAATATACCCGCAGTTCCGCGCTGCTGCCTTGAGGTTTGCCACTGTGACGACTTCAACTTCCGCCATAGCGATTGCGATAAGGATGTTGGCGAGGTTGTTGATGAGTGTGGTGATGGTCGACCCACTATAGAGGACGGGCGCAAGGGGCTGTAGGACGATCTTTCGCCGCCGTTTGTTGACATCCCGTATTGTGCATGTACTGAGACACTGCATGACCAACAGATTGGCGTCGAGCTTCATGTCTCGTGGTCCTTCCGCCGCCAACCGCAGGAAAAGACTAAAGATGGATGGACCGTGGGAGAGGTCACACTTACTGATGTCACAGTTCCCGCGTATGATCTTCCCGTTGACGCGGAAGGAGAAACATGCATCGTCGGAGAAGTATACGAAAGCAAACCGCCCGCTAGGGTTGCGCAATTCGTTGAAGACTTCGATGAGCCGATCGGGTGACGGGTCTTTGCAGAAGAATATCTTACCACCTTTCCACTCGAATGGGTGGTCAGACATAGCAGTCTTGATGAATTCTGCAAGGCGGTACCCTCTCAGAGACGCTGTGACGCCAAGGTCTGCGATAGCGCGTATGAATTTGTTCACCTTGGCAATCTCTTGTGTCTTCGCCTTGTAGTTAATGTGACCCTCAAGCCCAGTCTTCAGTAAGTCATATGCCGTGCCTTCAATTTCCTCCCGAAGATGCGCCTCTTCTCGGAGCTTCCTCTTTTGGTGTGGATCATGGACGTGCACGATGTTCTCTTCCACGTGAGTTGTATACCCGGTTAACGACGGCTGGTAACTCCGGAAGAGTTGTTCAAGAACATCGGTGTGCTTGCGAATGAAAACCTCCTGGTTCTGCAAAAGCATCTTGTCAAAATCGAGGTTCCGTGGTGGGTCAGCAACATCTGGATCGAGGCGTGCGGCGGTTAACCTAGTAACACCCCCGTCAAGGTTGAAGTTGCTATTCTCGAGGATCGGATCGTGCAACGCCAACCCTCCGAAGATAGTGCGATATCCACCATCGCGCTTTTTGGGGACGTCCGTTGGAAATTTGATCCTCCCGGCATGCCAGTACTCGCGTCCTTTGAGCACCCGAAATCGTTCATTGAAAACGATGTCTTCAACTCGCTGGCATTCTTCTGGTCCTTTGCGGTGCGGGAAGATTGGCATCTTGGGATAAATAGCCCCTCCTTTGGCGTACACAATCTTTGGGTGCTTGCAACCACTCAGTATGCGCATCTGGACTTGCCTGCGCAAATACATACCCCAGACGAACATAGCGGTGTTTTGGATGTACTCAAAGTTGGAGCACTCTGGATGTTTTTCACGTGCGTTGTAAACGAGCCCGAGGACAGTCTTTACAGCGTGTTCCTCAGCACTACCGTCAACGTTCACGAGCGTCATAGCTCGTGATTGGTCGACCTCCTTCAACAATGCAGGGTAAATACAACCTCTATACTTGGCGGTGAAGCCACAGCTCTCATTAATGTGTAACTGGTGCTTACTACGCGGTGCAATCCAGCGCATGTCACAATTCCATCGCTCTGATGGCAGCCATGTGCTGAGGTTGCGTGCACCGAGCTTCGACCTTAACGAACGAACTCCACATACAAGAGGATCGAGTGGTAGTAAGGGTCGCAGCTTCGCGGTAACAGGGTTGGACTGCAAAGGTATGAGAGGATCGATGATCGGCTGCAAAGTGGTGTGATCAAAAATAGGCTCGAGCCATCCAAGGTGCTTGAAGAAACGGCGTAGCAATGAATTAGTAGAGACGTCAACACCGCGCACGTGAATATCAACTTCTTCAACATCCCCGCTTGAGGAATGGATGGCCTTTTTGACGGCAGTTTCAACAACAAGTTTCACTCTGTCGTCACTTACAGCTGGTGGAACGCAGATAGCGGGGAGTATTGTAGCAACGTCTGGGTCATATCCTCCATCTTCGGAGTCGGTTTCACAAAACGAAGGTGTGCTATCGGACTCTCCACTATCGCTGGCCTGATCTGTGCTATCCTCACACTGACTGGGTGATGGAATCTCCTCAGCGACACTATCGACATCGTCCTCTTGAGGGACGACCTGCACTGGAGGGCTCACCACACTGAAGTCCGTGTCAGCCTGGCTGTCAGTGACCGACACGGTGATGGTGTTGGTTGCCAGATGAAGGTCAACGTGTGCTTGAGTGAAGGACGTATCCC